AATACCCAAACCAGTTGAGACGCGATACATCTTCTTTGTGGTTTTGTGTCTAATTGCCCGTTCAATAGGTGTCCAACCTTTTTCAGTCCATACATCTAAACCTTCTGTCATACCATATTCCTTATCTCCATATTTTGAATATTTAGAGCACAACTTCTGAATCTCAACACAGGCTACAATACCATTTTTACAGACTACAATAGGTGTGTCTCCAGATACTGAATCGCCATAACGAACCTTTGAACCAGGGAAATTCTTTTCAACATAGTTCTTAGTCATGTCAATCATAGACCTTCCCATAAGGGTGACTGATGAAGCAATTGGAACACATGGGAGCATACCACGACCAGCTCCTGTGAAGCCATAAACACTATTCATACTTACTTTATACGCGAGTTGTTTTCCGTTGTAGACCTCTTTCATGTGTCCTGTAGCAGCGGACATATCTCTCTTTGCTTGTTTTCTGAACATTTTCAACTCCTTAAGAATACTCGGAAGAAGGGTGTCAACATTCTGAGCAAATTTATATGTAATGTCACCAACTTTAAAAGACTCATACTCTACTCCTGAAATATTCTCATATTTTGGATTCATGACTAATGACGAATAACAAAGGTTATGTGCCATCATAATACTTGGATACAGTCCTTCAAAATCTAGGGCAGTAATAGGTTTATAGTAGGCTCCTTTATGGGCATCCAAAACTGTTGCACCCACATATGATGCTTCTGGTTCTTTCCCGTGTCGTATAACAGGAATAATAAATCCCATCTCTTTCGCCTTTTTAGCAAGTTGTGAAAAGACCTTGATTTGTTGTCCTCTTTCAGAGAGATAATCAATAGGAACCCAAGTTGCCTTAGCCATCTCTAGAAGATTTGTAAAAATGCATAGCTTCTTATCAAGTTTAATTGGAAGAAGAGTATCTTGAATACAGTATTCGGCAACCTCTCTCAACTTGATTGGGTCTTCTTCATTAAACCTCGCAAACATTTCCTTAGCTGGCATGTCAATTTTTTCCTCACCATTGAGATAGAGTTTTGATACAGAGTTAAGTTTATATGAATCAAGTTTGTATCCTTTCTTGACCTCAAAAAACATATCAAAAATAAACCTACCTGGCATTTTAAGGAGTTTCAACTCGTTATGTCCCAATGCACTTGAAGATAAATTCTTCTCGACAATCTTACTTTCATGATCTTTCAACTTACCCAAATTGAAAAATTTACGAGGGCATCCACAAACCACTGCACGAGTATAAATGTAATTCATATCGAAACCAAACAAGTTCCATCCAGTTATAACATCAACATCATGTCTAAATAAAAATTCTCTAAATCCCATCAACAAATCTCTTTCTGTTTTGTAGTCGATGATATGAGAACCTTCTAAATTCGCATCTGTATTTTTATAACACAAACACGTTTTGTTGTATGGTTCGCTTTCTCCATATTTAATTAGAGAAATTGCTATTTGGAAGACACTATCACCCGTGATTTCTGGGTCTGGAAATTTGCCCGTGGAACTATTACATTCAATATCAAGGGATGCATATATGAGTGGAGCCACATCATCTTTGTCTAGGCCCTTTAGGTCTCTCCAATTTGTGCAAAACAAGTCAATATCTGTGTGTGCATACCCACCTTGAATACAAGATTCACTTGCATCTATCCAGCCAGTTGATTTGATTCCAGTCAAGTGCATAAACCTCAGCATAGGTTCAAGATTTGATTCATACACTTTTCTTGGTCTGAACTCATCAGGAAGTGTCCTTCTCAGAACACCATTCACATATCTAAAAGATGTCAATGAATTGAAAAACAATTTTACAAAGGTAGACTTTTCACCGTTCTGGAATCCCCAAACATCAGTGGCTTGGGACAAGGCAAAACGCTCTAGACACCCAGGGCATATTTTCTTCAGTTTGTTAAACAAATTTAATGCACCGTTTCGATTGCTTTCGTGTTTATCCAGTTTAACATAGAAATACGGTTCAAACCTTGTAGATACGCACACAGATGCACCATCCTCTGTTCGTCCAAAGATACTTATAATATATGCATCGTTCTCATCTCTGGCCTCCCAGGTAAGTGCTTGAAATGTCACCATACTTAACGTACAATGGACAGATTTTTTTAAGCGAAATTAAAATATAAGAAATTAATATAAATGTCTGCTTTAATAAGCCTCGTTTCTAAAGGAGTCCAGGATGCCTATTTGACTGGCGACCCACAAGTAAGTTTCTTCAGGCAAAACTACAAGCGCCACACTAATTTCTCACTCAAGCCAGAACGGATCGATTACATCGGGACTTTCGGTTCCAACAACGAAGTCAATATCCCAATTAAATCAAAGGGGGATCTTTTGACTTATGTTTGGGTTGAAGCCACCGGTATAACCACAACCGCTGACCTCGCCACCGGTTTCAATTCTAACAGCAATGACCCAACTGAATTCATCTTGATGATTGGTGGTCAACAAATTTGCAAATTAGATTCTCTCTACATTGATGCTGTTCACAACTTGTTGTATAACGAAACCCAAGCGCAAGCTTCTATGGCTTCCACCGGTACCTCAGTGGGTGGTAATGCCATTGACAGCGCGACTGGATATGGCAACCACTACATCATTCCTTTCTTCTTCTCACAAGACTGGACCAAGGCCCTTCCATTGGCTGCCCTACAGTACCACGAAGTCGAAATTAGAGTTAAGTGCCGCTCCGGTTTTGTTCCAGCTTCCACACCAAAGGTTTACGCGATGTATGCCTACTTGGACACAGATGAAAGAAATTTCCTCACTGAGCGTGAACACGAAATTCTTATTACACAAACTCAATACCAACCAGTGTCCAACACTGACACCGAGTTTGATTTAACTTACTTCAACCACCCATGCAAAGCCGTCCACTTGGTCTCTGGCGACCTTGACCCAGCCAACGGTGAATGGGATAGTGTGTTCAATTTCGATGAATCAACACTCTACATTAACGGAACTGCTCTCTTCGAAGGAACAAGTGCTGAATTCCACCACACCGTGGTTCCACGCATGCACTGCCAAAACTTGCCATCCGATACAGTCGCGGTTGTTCCAACATTCACATGGCCATTCTCTCTCAACTTGAGCAAATCACAACCAACTGGTTCATTGAACTTCTCTCGCTTAGACACAGCGAAGATTAACATTACAAACCCAACCGGTGGTAATAACATTCACAGAGTATATGGTGTCAACTACAATATTTTACGCATTAAAAACGGTATGGCCGGTGTTGCGTTCTCAAATTAAGTTATATAGGTTTTTTTTATTATAATATACTATCACTTTTTTGTTTGTTTTTTGTTTCACACAAAAAAGTGTTTATTTTTTCTATCATTTGGGGGTCATCGGTCAATTGTTTTCCATGTGTTATGACTTTTGAAAATTCTATTTTTTTTATTTTTTCATATATGTCTTCATATCCATTTTCATAAAGAAATAATTTCAATGGATAATTTTTTTCTTTGTTCCAAGTCTGTTCACGAGTTGTTGTTTTTGTTCTCATATGTTAAAGATATTATTTCATCTTTAATTAAGATGAGTCTAAAAATATTTCCAACAAATTTTGTTTATTGGGAACAAATACATGATCATGAAAAAATAAAAAAAGAATTATTATCTTTGATTTCAAATTATGAAAAATTACATGAAGAACATAGCGAAGGATTGATTAATGCAACCACAAGTTATGCTTGCCATGATATTCATAATTATATTCATTCAGATATATTAAATAAATTAATTTGGAAACCATTGGAAAACTTATTAAAAAAAATTAATGCAGCTCCATATGATTTTAACTTACACTATAAAAAATCTATTATATCGGAATCATGGTATACAAAATACAATAAAGATGGAATGTTCAATATTCACACACACCAAGGTGAGGGAGAAATATTGAATGATGAAATATATAACACAACATTTTCAATTATTTATGTACTCAAAGATGAAAATGAATATAATTCCACCAATTTTATTGTTCCATTCGGAAATAATATTTCACATATTTCGAGAGACCGCGAAAATTCATTTAATACCTCCAATGAAAAAGATATAAGAGAAGGAACTGTTTTAATATTTCCATCATCATTACATCACGAAGTTTTACCAGTTAAAATACCAGGTAGAATTTCATTGGCATTCAATGTGCGCTCAGTATTTTAGATATAACTTAAAAGTGAAAAACAATTAATTTGTAATGAACATAGTTTGTAAAACTCCAACAAATTATAGTTCTCTAAAAAAAAGAATTAAAAAAAGCACTTTTCAATATGGAGTTGCACTCACCTCGGGATACTTTGTATGTAAAGGAGCAGAAGAAGGAGTTTCGGTCATGCTCGGCACCATTTCGTCCATGGTTTACTTGAATAATCTAACAGATAGAGTAGATAATATTGAAAATTCTTCTCCGTTTCCAAATGAATTGTTTATTCCAGTGGGAGCATTTATGTTTGAAGCCATATGGAATAATGCACCCTTTGCATTTGACTTTGATTATACCGCAACACTCCTTGGGTTTCTAGTCTATAAAGGTGCATTACTCAACTTACTTTATGATGTTGTTGTAGAAATGCTGCAGCCCGAAGATGAAATTAAAAATAACACCATAGATTTAGAGAGGGAAAATGAGTCTTGATATAATAATGGGTAATATGTTTTCGGGTAAAACATCCGAACTTATAAGACAACTAAAAAGATACAAAATAATTGGTTCTAAAATATTAGTCATTAATTCTTCACAAGATACAAGGTCAAATGAAGAAGTTTTAAAAACACACGATAATGTCACTTTTAAATGCTTGAAAACAAATTCATTATTATCAATTCTCAATGAATCACTCTTTCAAGAAGCAGAGGTTATTGCAATTGATGAAGCACAATTCTTTGTCAATCTCAAGGCATTTACAGAAGAATGTCTTCTCCAAAACAAAAATGTTTTAATGGCTGGTCTAGATGGTGATTACAAACAAAGAAAATTTGGAGAAATGCTTGATTGCATACCAATGGCTGACACGGTGAAAAAACTCAAAGCACTCTGCACCAAGTGCAACGATGGAACCCTAGGTCCATTTACAGTGAGGACAGTTTCAAATCAAGACCTCATACTTGTGGGTGATACAGACATGTATACTGCAAGATGTAGAAAACATTTGGAGGCTTAAAGGTTTAAGAAAATTAATGTATGAGAGTGACTCACTAAGCACACCGGTGGTCAATGACCTCGCGGGTTCGAATCCCGTCTCTGACAAACCTTATATAATGTCAGGGTGACCGAGTTTGGTCTAAGGTGCCGGTTTTAAGCGTAACTCTACTTAAGTTTTAAATAATTACCCCTTATTTAAAAATTAATATCGAGTATTATTAGATTTATTGAGAATTCCAACTTGGGATGAACTTTGTCGTCGTTATGAAATCATTGAAAGTTAAAAGCAAGGGAGTAAGAATAATATAAGTTATGGATATATGGAGATATGTTAGACATCCTGATAACAGTTTGGCATTGGCACATGTTTATGATGAGAATGTTGAAATAGTTGTTCCAATCTTACCCAGACCCGACCCAGAAGCAGATGAATTATTTTTTAAACCAAGAGCTTGGCGATGGTTAGCTAGATTAACACTTGTACACTTTTTTGCGTTATTGGGGTGTGCTCATTTCGTCCATTTACCACTTATAGCATTTGCTCACATGATACTATCCCTAGCAGTTGGAATGACACTAAATGGACAATATACACCCGTGGTTTTTTTCATTAATTATATGTATTCTTGGTCTGTGTTAAGTTATGGAATTGTGTTCGGAGAAATATATTCCCTCGTTGTTTCATTAATATATATAATTGTATATTCAATAGCTGCCGGGTTTTTTATAAATTAATGTTGTAATATTATATGAATGATAGAAAAGCATTGTTTAAAAAAGCTATGATGAATTTTCAAAACGGTGAAAAAAGAATTAAAAAATTTATTACATCATATTCTACAAAAAAAGGTGTCACATTATCAAAAAATAATTTTAATAATATTTTAATGGCAACAAATAAGTTTCCAAATTTAATGGAAAAAAAGAGACATGTTATAAAAATGTTTTTGAATAAAAAAAGAACACATACATCTGAAAGTATAAAAGCAAGAAAAGAATCACCCAAGAAAAGAAAAAGAACATCTTTTACACCAAAAAAAAGTTGGATTGCTAGGTCTCTCCAAAATTAATTGTTGTAATAAAATAGGTATGAGAGTTAAACTCATAAAAAGCCCAAATTCCAGAAAGAAATATCGTGTGATTTTTGAAGACGGGGATACAGTTGATTTTGGTGCTAGGGGATACAGTGATTTCACCCTCCACAAAAATCCCCTCAGAATGCGTTCATATCTCATCAGACATGGCGCCTCACCATACATCTCAGCGTCCCTCAAAAAAGAAAAGAACCCAAAGCGTGTTTTAAATGGTTTATTGAATGTTTCCAATTCACATCTTGAAAATTGGAAGCCTTCAGGAATAAAAACTGCAGGGTTTTGGTCTCGTTGGCTCATTTGGAGTGTTCCATCTATGAATGGTGCCAAAAAGTTAATGAGTAAAAAGTTCAATATCACTTTTTATTAAAAATGTTTTCCAACCAACTTGGTATTTCATTGGTTTTAGTTCCACTTCTAACACGAATGTATTTATGCGCAAATGGTTTTTTTACACTTTTAGATTCGCGCACTGGAGAACTATTTATATTTGCAGGTTCTGGTGTTTTTTGTCTTATAGAACGAGCAGTGCTTCTAGTTGGGGACAATGGTCTAGATTTCCTAGATGCCGATGATGTACTAGGAGATGGTTGTGATATATTGTTAAATTTTGCCTGTTTTAATACTTTACTTATTTCACTATTTTTACTTACTGTATTTTTAGAAGAATTCATATACTAATTATTTATATTTTTATAAATCAAGTTTATTCATAGATGTTAAAACAATCCACATAACACCAATACATGATACAAGTGTCCCCGCAACACCGTTCAATATCATAATTTTTTTTGTGCTATGTGGAATAAATCCTAGAAATGCAGCAAGAATATACATACTCATTATAGAAGTTATTGTAAAACCAAACATATACAATAATAAGCGCAATGTATCGTTTAGAAATAGAACCGGGAGAATATATACAATACCACTTAACCCTGATACACCATGAACTACACCTACTATATAAGCACTTCTTGTACTGTCTGAAAATGTATCACCAATTCTCCATTTTTTAAATTTAATCCATAATGTTTCTTTGAATATAATTCCAGAACTATCTTCGTGTGTATGACACATATTATGTTCATGAGCTTCGTTGTGTGCTTCTGACACGGGTAATACAGATATTGGTAATCCATCACTGGGATGAGGAACTGTTTGAACATTTCCATTTTCCAAATGTATTTTCTTTTTTTGTTCCTTGACTCTCCATTTATGAAGAGAAACTAGAGATGTTATTCCAATTGTCAACATCATTGAACCCACAATGTAATCACTCGCTGTCGCAACTTTTTCAACTGGAATTGAATTCTTAAAAGCCATAAAAATAGCAGTCATCGAACCAAGACCCAAAGTGTGTCCAACCCCCCACCTAAGCCCCTGCAATGCACATCGATGCCATCTCTTACCAATATTTTCATTATTTATTTGTTCTCTTCTTTTGACTCCTGCAACCAATAATAACAAAGCACTGACATGGTCTGGTCCCAAAATGACATGGGACACTCCCATAAGCATGGAAACACAAAATACACCCCATGAAGATAAATTTGATATGTTTTGTAAATCTACCATTTCTTAGAATAAATTGGTATAAAGGCTTTAAGTTATAAATTAAATAATGGAAGTCATAAAAAATTTAATTTCAAGAGACACTGCAGAAATACTTGGACAGGCTCTTTTATTTTCAAAAATAAATGACAAAGACCCTAAAACAGATGACTTACTTGTTCAAAATGCATATTCGTGTTATGGACACTGTGTAGGGGAATCACTTTTATTACACATCCAACCTAAAATAGAAGAATTAGTTGGTTTTAAAATTTTTCCAACATATTCATATTATAGGGTTTATGAATTAGGGCATGAAATGCCAATACATACAGATAGAGATTCATGTGAAATATCTGTTTCAATGACACTAAAATATAATAAGACAAATTGGTCTATAAAGATAGAAGATAGAGAAATATATTTGGAACCTGGGGACGCCTTAATATATAAAGGAAGAGAGTTTCCTCATTGGAGAGATACATATGAAGGAGAAGAAGGTTCTTATTTAATTCAAATATTTATGCATTATGTAGATTCTGATGGGAAGTTTTCACATCTTAAATATGATGGTAGGAAAGGGATAGGTGTTGATTAGCGTCTTGGACCTGGTCCACTTCTAAGAACTCGAACAGTAGAGCCATCTACAATACCATTTCCCAAAACAGTTCCGTTTGAAAGGTCTGCCCCCTGGAAGTGTAAACGATGGGTGTTCCAGTCGATTGGTTTAGCACCACGAATTATTAACTTAAGTGTATCAATGGTGTCAGTGGAATCCGCTTCAATCTCAAATGGTTTTGATTGTAGAGTTTGAACAACTATACGCATTGTATAGTATATCATATTATTTTTTTCAACTCCTTAAGACCACCTATGTATTTATAATTTTTAAAAATAAGTGGGGCTGTGTTATGTTTATTCTTTTCTGAAAGAAGACCTAAATTTTTCAAACTTTTTATGACCTTGTCTTTTCCACCATAATTATCAAAGTCAATTTTCTTGACTTTTTGATTCTTGTCTTTTAACATTTTTAATGAAACTTTACAGAAAGGACACCAAGTATAATGGTATACTAACCACATTTTGTAATAAATAAATATTTAATTATTACAAAATGAGTTATTGGATGAATTTAACAAAGACATCTAAAAACCAAGCAAAAAAGACTAGGAAAAGTCTAGAAAAACAAACTACTGACGCCATGGAGACTGTAAATAAATTTAAAAAGAACCCAAATAATAAACCAGAATCAAAAGAGCTCAAATTGAACAAGAAAAAATTCAAGTAGTTCTGCGTTTTTTGGTGGGTCTACTAGTCGATGGGGAAAACATTATATTTAAATTTTTAGTTAATGCACTCTTTTTTTCGGTTAAAGTTTTATTATTATTGTTCACAAGAGATTCAACAAAAAAAAGTGTGTTTAGTGAATTAACTTTAACATTTTTGTTTTTTTCATATTTTTTTATGTGTTCAACGAGTGCGCTGAACTGTCTTTCTTTTTTAATCATTTTCATTAATTTCGTTTTTGGTATTAATGGTGGAAGAATAAAATTTCTATTGTTCACCATTTATATTATAAACATATATATTAATAAAAGTGCTCTGTGCGATAAATCTTAGCTTCATATTCATTATCCTTACCTAAAATAGAAAGTCTTTCACCTCCATACAACTCTCTACATCCAACACTTGAATCCATGCAGTCCCTGTCATCATATGAAATTGGGACTGGATAGATATTGTTTGACCCGGGGGAACCAGTTGTGGTATAGTAATTGTAACTGTCTCTTCTCCCGAATACCTCCTTCCCGTAGAGGGGTAAAGTATCATTTGCTTCTGAATCAAACAACAAACCAATTTGTTGTGTTTGTCCAGGTTTCCATATTTTTAATGGGGGCCCACGAAATTCACGCGAATCTCTTATATCGGGGCGTTCTTTTTCCATGTGTCTTTGCCATCTATCAACTGGGACAACATTTACATCAGCTGGTGCTTCCATTTGAACAATCATTGGTTTTTTATCAAATACACCTGCAAGATATAATATTATAAATGTTGAAGCAAGAGTTAATAAAAAATACATAATCATGCTTGACTGTTTCTTGCTGAACTTCTTCATCGTTATACTTACTTAAGATTATTATTTAAAGAAAATAATGTTCTTTAATTAAGGCATGAAGATATTAGGTATAGATATAGGATATCACAATCTAGCTTTAGTTTTAGCTGAATGTAGTAAAACTGAAGTTAATATTATTGATTGTAAAAAAGTTTCATTAGAAGATTACAAATATATAAATAAGTGGTGGGTAGAACAAGGTTTTGATCCTTTGAGTTTAGAGATTCTACCTATGAATGGTTTAGGAGGATTAATAATTGAAAAAGAAAAACCAAT